CACTTGAAACAGATGGTGGGACTATGATTAATGATATTTTTTACAAGGATGTAATGGGTCAAGCAAAAGTTTTTAAAAGCAATTGGAATCATAAAGGTGTTTCTTGTAAAGAAAACAAGGCACGTTCCTCAATTAACATTATATTAAAATATTAGGAGATAAAATGACAATAGGTAGATCACAAATATCCAAACAAGTAGAGGGAAAAATCCGTGGTGCTAGAGATGAAAAAGAGAAAAAAAGAAGAGTTTTACTGTCAATCAAAAAAAAGAAGAAAAATCCTATAGCCAAGACGTTTACTGCGTAGTTTAAAAATGTTATAATCTGGCATGACTAAATTATGCCCAAGAGGTAAGGCTGCCGCCAAACGAAAATTTTCGGTTTACCCCAGCGCATATGCGAACGCATATGCTAGTAAAATTTGTGCGGGTAAAATTAAAGATCCTTCAGGTGTTAAGAGAAAAGATTTTAAAGGACCTAAACCAGCTGGTAAAAAAGTAGGTGGAGAGGCTAAAGTCAAGGAAGTAGCAAAGGCTCTTCATAAAGCGTCTGGTTTACACAAAGCACAAGCAAACGCATTAGATAAAATTACTAAAGCTAACGTAGGAATAGCCGTAGAAAAAATTAAAGAAAAAGAAAAAAAAGATAAGAAAAAGAAAAAATATATAAGAGAACCACAATCGAGAGATAAGATGCAACCTTCTAGATCAATGACAATAGATACGACTACAAGAGGTTTAGTATTAGGTGGTGAGGTACGAGGAGCGGGAGCAGCGATACGAGGCAAAGGTTTTAAAGGCGTATTCTAATGAGTCTTAAAAAATGGTTCGATCAAAAATGGGTGGATATTGGAAGCAAACGAAAAGATGGTTCTTACGCACCTTGTGGCCGTTCAAAATTAGCAGCGGATCGAAAGAGAGCTTATCCAAAATGCGTCCCTGCTGCAAAAGCAGCGAGGATGACAGACTCTCAAAAGAGGAGTGCCGTTGCTAGGAAAAGAAGTAAGGCTCAAGGGGTCGGTGGTAAACCAACAAATGTGAGCACCTTTACCAAGAAGTATTATGGTGGTATGATTGAAGTATGAGTGAAAAATTATTTAAAGCTGGCCAATCTTTAACAAGAGCCTATAAAAAATTTGACGATTTTGCACAGAAAGGTTTAATACAAACTTTAAAAGAAAAATACAAAGGTAAAACACCTATAAGTACCGGTCCTGTTTTGAGTAAAAGTAAAGCAGTAACAGTATTTGATCCGAAGAAAGCACTTCCTTCTAAGTTACCTAGTGCTGCAAAAAAAGTTGGAAAATTTGGTACACTTAAAAAAGTTGGAAGAATAGCTAGTAGAGTAGCTTTACCAGTTACAGCAGGTTTTGAAGCTGCTAATCTTGCTTATAAAGTTGCAACACTTTCTCCAGAGAAGAAAGCTAAAGTAAAAAAATTAAAAAAAACATTGAAAAAAAAATCAACAAAAGAACAACATGCTGATCTTTTGAAAATGAGATTAGGAGGAGATACTATGAAAAAAATACCAGAAGGTCCTAAAGGTGAGGGCTTAAGAAAATTAAAAGCAGAAAGACCAGATGTAACAAGAAAAATGGGTTTTGCTAAAAAAGGTAAAATGTTAAAAGCTAGTTTTGGAATGTTAGCTCTAATGAAAAAAGCGAAAGATAAAGGTGCTAAACCCTTAGAGTTTTTATCTCCAGCTGCGATGCTTAAAAGAGTTAGTGGTAGAAAAATGGGTGGTAAAATGTTAAAAGCTAGATACGGAACAATGGCTAAAGGAAACGTTAAAGAAGGTCTAAAAAAATCAGATGACTTTAAATTTAAATTAGAATCTTTTGAAAAAGATTCTATTAGAAAATTAAGAGGTGCACAAGTTGGTCCTGTTGAAGAAGCAAAACTACGTTCAATGATGCCTAATTTAAAAGACTCACCAAGTAAAAGAAAGTCAAAAATGACAGCTGTAAAAATGAAACTATCTAAACTAAAAGTTGGTGGCGAAATGCGAGGTTTTGGTGCAGCAAGAACTTCAGGCATGGGTTTACAAGATGAAGAATTAGTACCAGGAAAGTCTTTAGATTATTATAAAGACTTAATGTAATGAATTATGGCTACGTCAGGAACTACAGCATTCGATTTAAATATCGATGATATTATTGAAGAAGCATACGAGAGATGTGGTATGCGAACTAACAGCGGAAAAGACTTACGTAGTGCAAGAAGAAGTTTAAATCTTTTATTTTCGGAGTGGGGCAATAGAGGAATTCATCTTTGGAAAGTACAATTAAATGAAATTACATTGGTAGCTGGAACTGCAACATACTCTGTTGCTAGTAACGTAAATGACGTTTTAGAGGCTTATATTTCAACAACTAATGCAGCAGGTAATACCTCATCCACAAATGATCTCTCATTAACAAAAATAGATAGATCAGCTTACGCAGCTTTACCTAATAAATTACAAACTGGACAACCTTCACAATATTTTGTTGATCGACAAACTACACCAACAATAAATTTATACCTTGCACCAGATGCAACAACTTTTACCACCTTAAAATTTTACACTATCAATAGAATTGAGGACGCTGGAGTTTATTCTAATCAAGCTGATGTAGCGTACAGATTTTTACCATGTATGTGTTCTGGTCTTGCTTATTATCTATCTGTAAAACGAGCACCAGATAGAATTCAATTATTAAAACAATTATATGAGGATGAGTTATTAAGAGCTTTGAATGAAGATGGTCAAAGAGCGTCAGTATATATTTCGCCTCAAACATATTTTGGAGACGGAGTATAATGTCATTTGCAACAGGTAAAAGATCAAAAGCTATTTCTGATAGATCTGGTATGGAATACCCTTACAAAGAAATGGTGAAAGAATGGAACGGTTCTTTAGTGCATATCTCAGAGTTTGAACCTAAGCATCCACAATTAGATCCACCGCATCATAAAGCAGATGCAATAGCCTTAAAAAATCCTAGAGTAATGAAGTTTCAACAACCAACTCAAGAATTTACTAATGATCAAACTATTTCTGATTCTGGAGGAATACATGTTGGTGTTGCTAATTTATCATTACCTGGAGACTTTGCTTTTAGAACACAAGAATTTAGTGTTACATCAAATGGAATTACAACTACAATACATAGCATGGTTCCAGAGGATCCATCTATACAAAACAGAAGAAGAACAATTTTTTCTAGCATAGGATCTGTATTCGCAGATGCAAGTTTTAAGGCATCTGTATCAGGACAACAATTGTCTACTTCGATGGGAAGTGTAACGGTAACAGTATAATGGCAGTAACATTTTCCAATTTTTTGACTCAAGTTAGAAATTACACTGAAGTAGATTCTAATGTATTAACTGATACAATCATTCAAGATTTTATTAGATCAGTTGAATTGGATGTTGCAGGTAAAGTTGATTATGATGATTTAAGAAAATACGCCACATCAAATTTTACTGCAGGCAATAGATATGTTAGTTTACCTGGTGATGCCATAATAATCAGATCTGTTCAAGTTATAGATAGTAGTAATAATAGAACTTTTTTAGAAAAAAGAGATACTAGTTTTATTTCTGAATTTGCTCCAAATGATTCGACTACAGGAACACCTAAATATTACGCTAATTGGGAAGATAATGTCCAACAAGGTGCGGTAATTTTAGTTGCTCCTACGCCTGCAAATGCAGATACTGTACAAATAAACTACATTAAATCACCACCAGAATTTACAAGCACTACAGATACTTATTTATCTACAAATCAAGAATCAATGTTATTACATGGTGTGCTAACAGAGGCTTATAGTTTTTTAAAAGGTCCAGACAATCTATACAATCTGTACCAAACCAAGTATACTGAAGAAGTACAAAATTTTGCTCTACAACAAATGGGCAGAAGAAGACGTGGAGAATATAGTGACGGTGTACCAAGAGTGGTAGTCCCATCACCTTCTCCAAACCAATAATTTTATAAGGAGAATAATTATGGCAATAACAACAAACGCAATTTGTGATTCTTTCAAAAAAGAATTACTACGAGGAATGCATGACTTTGATACATCATCTGACACATACAAGTTAGCGATGTTTACATCACAAGCTACTTTAGGAAAATCAACTACAGGATATGCAACGGCAAACGAAGTTTCTTCACCATCTGGATATACAGCTGGAGGTAAAGCTTTAGTAAACCAAGGTGTAAAAGTTTCATCTTCTGTGGCTATAACAGATTTTGCTGACTTATCATTCGTAGGTGTAACTCTTACTGCAAGAGGTGCTTTAATCTACAACACAACAACTGATGGTGGTTCAAACACTACTGATGCTGTTGCTGTTTTAGATTTTGGCGGAGATAAAACTGCAACGTCTGGAACATTTACAATTCAGTTTCCTGCGTTCACAACTTCCGCTGCAATCATAAGACTAGCATAAGGATTAAAATGATATGGCCATTGGATGGGGTAATAAAACCTGGGGAGCAGCAAAATGGGGAGACCTTGCTAATGAAACCGTCTCAGTCAGTGGCCAATCAGCAACTACATCTGTAGGGACATCTACAACTCAAGCTAACGCAAATGTTAATGTAACAGGATCACAACTTACATTTTCAAGTCCAAGCGTAATTGCAGGTATATCAGTTACAGTATCAGTCACAGGTAACCAAGCAAATTTCTCTCTAGCAGAGGAAGATATTGCATTAGGTATTCAACAAAATGTAACGGGTTCACAAATAACTTCAACAATAAATTCTGTCACTATTGATGACAATTTTTTAGTGGGCTCAGGATGGGGCAGAGATTCTTGGGGATCAATGGTTTGGGGAGATGCTTATTCTGTACAAACAGGATCTGTATCAGCTACAATATCTGTAGGTGCGATTGCTGGAATTACAGCAGGTGCTAGCGCAAGTCCAACAGGACAACAGTTAACAGCTACTCCAGGTCAAATCACAATGACCGGAGATGCAAATATTAGTGTAACAGGAATACAAGCAGCATTATCCGTAGGAGAAGTACAAGCATTATCGGTTTTGGGTAGTGAGATGACTATTTCTGTTAGACCTGTGGATATTGAGGCAGGTGGTAGTGTAAATGTAAATGTAATTGATGATAATTTAGATTCAGCGATCGGGTCTGTCACTTTAGATATTGGGGTAACCGCAACTGTAACTGGGTCTGAAATTACTTCATCTATAGGTAATGAAACAGTTACTGCAGATAGTAATGTAAATGCAACAGGACAACAACTCACAAGTAATATTGGACAAGAAACAGTTAGTGCTAATGCAGATGTAACGGTCTCTGGTATTTCATTTACGAGTTCTGTGGGAGAGGAAACAATTACTGCAAACGCAGATGTATCGGTCTCCGGTATTTCATTAACAAGTTCTGTGGGACAAGTAGAACAGATAAGTTTATATGACGTAACAGGGGTTCAGATGACTTTATCATTAGGTGAGGAGGCAGCTGTTGCTAGTGCTAATATAGACGTTACAGGCGTACAATTAACATCATCTGTGGGTAACACTAATATTACTGCATGGTCTGAAATTAACCCAGGTGTAAATAATGTTTGGACCATAGTTGATAGGGCGGCATAAATATAGTAATATAGATTTATTTAAGGAGAATTTTTTATGGCATCAACTTACTCAAGTGATCTAAAACTAGAACTTATGGCTACCGGTGAAAACGCTGGTACATGGGGAGATAAAACAAACACAAATTTAAATTTAGTACAACAAGCCGTTGCAGGTTTTGAACAAGTTACACTTTCAAGTGG